AAAAAAAACAAAAAAAAAAATTAAAAAAAAAAAAAAAAAAAAAAAAATAAATTTGGGTTTCAAAAAAAAAACAAAGAAACGGAAGAAAAAAAACCCAAGAACTTTAAAACTTTTATAAATCATTTTAATAAATTTATTTAAAGTGTTTGCAAGATATATCATAAGATGAAAATACAATCACAAGTGTTTGACGATACCTCTTTTAATTCAAATTTCTCACATTGGAAATTTGAATTATCCGACTTTCAAAAATGGGCCATAAAAGGTATTGTTGAAGAAAAAAACGTAATTATTACCGCACACACCGGTAGTGGAAAAACACTTCCCGCAGAGTTTGCAATCCAACATTTCGCCAATAAAGGTAAAAAGGTAGTTTACACAACACCAATTAAAGCCTTAAGTAATGAAAAATTCAATGATCTTCAACAAAAATATCCCGATATATCTTTCGGCATTTTAACGGGCGATATCAAATTTAATCCAGAAGCGGATGTTATTATTATGACAACCGAAATTTTATATAATACTCTTTTTCAAAAAAAAATGCTTCAAGAAGATGTTCTAAAACCCGAACAATTATCTCTTCATTTTGAAATGGATATTGAAAACGAACTTGGTTGTGTTGTTTTTGACGAAATTCACTATATTAATGACACCCACAGAGGAAGAATCTGGGAAGAAACAATTATGATGCTTCCCAAATCTACACAATTAATTGGATTATCCGCAACCATTGATAAACCAGATAGGTTTTGCGAATGGATTGAAAAAGTTTCTATGAGAGAATGTTGGCTATGTTCTCACGATAAACGCATAGTACCATTAACACATTACTCATTTGTAACATATCCAGATTCTTACTACAATAAATTTCCACTTAAAATAAAAAATTTTATTGATGAAAATCACAATAAACCTATTATTCTTAAAGAACAAAACAAGACATTTAAAGAAAAAAAATATCAAAAGATTAATAAGTTATTAAATTATTTTGAAAAAGAAAATGTTAGAGTCAATAAATTTTTCGTTATGAATAAAATGGTGGAATATTTAAATCAAAATAATTTACTTCCCGGTTTATGCTTTATTTTTTCTCGCAAACAAACAAAAATGTTCGCAGAAAAAATAACAGTCCCACTCTTTCCAAAAGAATCCACAATACCAAGTACTATCAAAAAAGAATGCAAACAAATCTTAATGCGCTTACCAAATTATCGCGAATATATTGCCCTTCCAGAATACGATTGGATTACAAAGCTTCTAGAAAAAGGTATTGCTGTACACCACAGCGGAATTGCGCCTGTTTTCCGCGAAATGATTGAAATATTGTTCGGAAAAGGATACATCAAGTTACTGTTTGCAACAGAAACGTTTGCAGTTGGTATTAATATGCCGACAAAATCAGTGATTTTTTCAGCATTATCCAAATTTGATGGGAAAGGTTTCCGATTGTTAAAATCGCACGAATACACGCAAATGGCAGGTAGAGCAGGGAGAAGGGGTAAAGATACAAAAGGTTATATTTTCCATTTGAATAATTTGTTTAGAGACCAACCTAGTGCGCAACAAATGAGCGTTATTCTCGGAGGGAAACCCGAAACATTATCTTCTAAATTTAAAATTAATTTTTCAATGCTGCTTAAAATGATCGCATCCAAGCAATTTGATTTTAAATCTTTCGCAGAAAATAGTATGCTCAGTGATGTGATTCAGAAACATAAAACGCAAGTTGATAAAGACATTGTTGGATTAGAAGAAATAGTAAATAAATTTTCATTAGAATATCTTAACACCGCCAAAGAAGATCTTGAAAGATATGATTTTTTAAAAACACGACAGAGAGTCGTGAGAGAAAGTTCTAAGAATAGAAAGAAAACAGCTCAAGAAATGCGCCTCATAGAAGATAAAACTAAAACATTTGGAGAAGATTTTAAAAGATACGAAAAACAAGTTGAAAATTGTAAATATTTGAATAATCTGCGCGAAAGACGCGTATCCATTAATGATAGTATTGAAAATGAAATTAAACCGCATCTTAAAATATTGGAAAAGCATAATTTTATTGCAAGAGGAGATTGTTTGAATGAATATGATTTAACCGAAATGGGCAAAATGGCTTCCAATATTAATGAAATTCATTGCTTAGCAATCGCTGATTTATTGGTTAATGAAAATGCTTTTGCAGAATTAGATGTATTTGAATTAACAAGTGCTCTTAGTGTGTTGTGTGATTTGAGATTATCCGATAATAATAAAATTCATAACATTGATTATGTAAATACAAATGAAAAGGTAAAGAAAACCGTTAAAAAAATCAAGAACGTTTATAATAAATATTATGATGAAGAAACTATGTACGAGACTAATTTTATGTTTAATTATAATATCCAATATGATTTAATAGAAATTGTGTATAAATGGGCGAAATCTGAAGATGAACTGGAGTGTCGTTTGATTATTAAAGATATGGAGAAATGGGATATTTATATTGGAAGTTTTACGAAAGCAATATTAAAAATTTGTAATATTGCTATGGAAATGGAGAATGTTTGTTTGATTCAAAATAATTTAGATATGTTAAAAAAGCTGAGAGAAGTTTCAAATAAACTGAAGAAGTTTATTGTGACGAATCAATCATTGTATTTATAATTTATGTTCCTTTGCATTTTGAACTACCAAGAAAGAATATTAACCAATTCCAATGGTGAGCGTGATCTTTATATTGTCTTCTAAAATATAAAACAAACCCAGCGGCAACATTTAAAATAAGTAAAATATAACCAAATGATACCGCATTATGCAAACTCGCTGTTAATTTTAGAGATTGTTCGCTAACCGAATTATCGGTTTTTTTATTTTTATTTAATTTTCTACCCAATAACGTTTTATTCATAGTTATGTTATCTTTAATATCCATATAATCAACGCCTATTCCTGATAATTCAATGCGATATATAATATATACACCTATAACAGACATTAAAATAATCAAGAACGAAAACATAAAAAACATTTCTTGCTTTGTGGATAAAATAAAAAAAATATAAATCAGACCCGTGTATCCAACAGAGCTAATTATATAGGAATATTTATTGAAAAAGTCAGTCAAATTCGCAAAATTTTCAGTGACAACTATTGATTTTGGGGTATACCAATTTAATACAAATGTAAAAATAAATATTGAAAAGAACACCACAATATGACGCAAATATAAATCATTAATTAAAAATCTTTGTAAACCACAATTAAGTAAAACATTAATATAACTACCAAACATTACTAAATATAAAAAAAAAACACCGAGTATACTTTTAGTTGCAATATCCAAATCCATTTATATAACTAATATATTTTATATATATAATGCCGCCAATAGATATTTTTTTATATGAGAAAGTAAAAAAACAAATATATAAAAAATATCCGAAACATAGCGCGTATAGAAGTGGATTATTAGTGCAAAAATATAAGAAAGATTTTAAGAAGAAACACGGAAATAAAAATCCTTATATTGGGAAAAAAACAAAGAAAAAAGGTTTACAACGATGGTTTGATGAGAAGTGGGTAAATCAGCGAGGCGAAGTTGGTTATAAATATAAAAATGATGTTTATAGACCATCAAAAAGAATAACTAAAAAAACACCAATCACACACAATGAGCTGACAAAAAAAGAAATTAAAAGAGCTCGTAAAATAAAATATACACGCGGTAGAGTGAAAAGATTTAGAGGTGTGACAAAAAAAGCAAAAGCTTTATTTAAAAAAAAAAATAACGTTTCGGGATCTATATTATTTGAAAAAATAAAGAAAGGTGTGAAAGTGAATTATGATATTAAGGGTTTAAAAAACGGCAAACACGGATTCCATATACACGAAGTAGGCGATTTTAAAGGCGATTGTGTTAAAGCTGGTCCACATTTTAATCCTTTAGGTCATAGTCACTCGGGTAGAAAAAATAAAAAAAGACATATTGGTGACTTGGGAAATGTAAATACTAGGAATGGAAAAACAAAAGGTTCCTTTATCGATTATAAAATTTCTTTATCTGGAAAAAATAATATAGTTGGGAGAAGTATCGTTGTCCACGAATTGAAAGATGATTTGGGAAAGGGAAATGATCAAGAATCATTAAAAACAGGAAATGCTGGCGCTAGGTTAAATTGTGCTAAAATTTTTAATATGTAATTATTATATGATGTATGATATAATAATTGTTGGTGGTGGTATGGCAGGATTATATACCCAATATAAATTATTGAAGAAATATAAAAATAAAGAAATTTTATTAATTGAACGGGATAATCGGTTAGGTGGGCGTGTATACACACATAAAGTTACTGTGAAAGGCATTAAACATTCAATGGAAGCTGCTGCTGGTAGATTCAACGATAATCATAAATGTTTAAAAAAACTTATCAATGATATTGGTTTAACCAAACAAATAATTGAAATACCGAGTAAAGCTGACCACATTGTAACAAAATCAAAATGGAAAAAAAATGAAATATCAAACTATTCACCGTATGATTTTTTGGATATTATTATAAAAAAAACAAAATTAACAAAAAAAATGAAAAAAATGTCGTTTGGTGAATGGCTAAACAAAAATATAGATCATAATATCGTTGATTATTTGAAGGCGATATACCCATATAAAGATGTATTCAAAACAAACGCTTACGATGCATTAAATTTATATAAAACCGATCTTAATAATAATAATACTTTTTATGTTTTAGGTGGTGGTTTATCACAATTAGTTGATGGGTTATCTAAAAGAATTAAATCAACAGGTGGTGTAATAAAATTAAATACCGAATTAAAAAGTATAGATGATGTGGAAGATTATTACATTATAAAAACAAATAAATGTAATTATTTTTGCAAAAAAATTATTTTAACAGGGCAAAGACCAGACCTTCTTAAAATTAAGTATTTAAATAATTTAAAGCCACTTATCAATTCGGTAAGGAATACACCATTATGTCGCTTTTATTTTATTTTTGATACTAAAAAATGTTCTTGGTTCAAAAATATTAAAAAAACGATTACTGATTCAAGATTATCTTATTTCATACCAATAAATTATAATACTGGATTGGTGATGATTAGTTACGTTGATGAAAACAATGCACTATATCTTAAAAAAATGGAGACCGAAAGCAAATCAAAATTAATTAACTTTTTGTTGAAAGAGTGTGAGAGAATTTTTGAAATAAAAAATATACCCAAACCAATATGGACAAAATCTTTCTTTTGGGAAAATGGTGCCGGATATTGGAGAAAAGGTTTTGACAGTAAAGACATTGAAAAAAAAATGACAAAACCTTATCGCGATGATAATATTTTTATTTGTGGTGAAAATTACAGCTCAAGATACCAATGTTGGGTTGAAGGAGCATTGGAGACTAGTGAAAATGTTTTGAAATTAGTGTAAAAATTATTCTTCAAATTCACATAAATATATTTCATCCATGTATTTATCATATATACCAATTGGCTTTTTTTCCATATCTATAAATTTTTAATATCCGCATATACACCATTCTCGTCATATATTTACAATTTTTTATTTCAATAATATCAAGTTCAACTTCGTTTCCGTTTTTCGTACAAATTTGTGTGTTTTCTACCCCATAATGTTTCGATAATTCAATTCTTTGTTTAACATATGGGACATCATAATACCCACGCAACCCATTATTAAATGTTAATTTTACATCCAGTTCTATATGTTGTTTTACCCATTTTTCATTAAAACGCATTTTTTTGATACTCTCCATCAATTTACAAAATAATCTTTATTTAAAATAAATTGATTTTTTAGTATTACTTTGTTAAATGGATAGTATTTTAAATTATGAAAACATTTTACGACCTTGAAAAATTTTTACATTATTTTCCTGGTAATATTGTCAAATGGTTAGGAAAAAAATGGAAAGGAAAAAATAAACAGGAGTCGTTATTAAGATTATTCGCATCATTGGGATGTATTTCAAAACTTAATGAATGGGATATTTGCAAAGGTAATTATAATATAAAAACAATAGAAAAACAAATAAGTTTAAATGATATATTTTATGATAATGGAATTAAAATTAATTTAAAAGATAAAGGTGATTCATCTGATTTGACAGCTATACATAAAAGAAATAATAAACATATATTAGTAACAACTTCAAAAGATTTAAATAAAATGAATATAGGGAAAATGGATATAGACAAAATACTTACAAATTTTAAACAATATGAAAAAGATGGTTATAAAATGTCTTTATGTATTTGTATACGAGACAATAATGAATTTCAAATTATGAAAAAAAGGATAGAAAAAACCAATAAAGAATTATTGAGATTTATCAATAAAGAAGATACTATTTATATTGATTGGAATGATCTTGAACAGGCATATTATCAATTTAAATCAATATATAAAAAAAACACAATTGATGAAATTATTCATTTAAATAAAATTCCTTTATGTTTGAAAATGCATCAAAAACTTGGTGTATTAAAAACACTTAAAATGAAAAAAGAAAAGAAAAGAAAAATATTATGGGGACATATTCAAAGAAGTGGTAAAAGTTATATTATAGGTGGTTGCGTTATTGAAGATAGTTACAATAAAAATGTATGTAATTATATTGTTATCACAACTGCACCAAATGAAACAATTGATCAATATAAAAAAGTATTTGATTGTTTACAATTACAAGATTTTAATATTATTGTTTTAAATGGTGAAAATAAAGAACCTTTAATATTAAAAAAAAATATTATTTTATGTTCGAAACAATTTTTACAATCAAAATTAGAAGAAACGACAACTATAAAATGGTTGAGAAAAATGAAATTTGATATGAGGTTTATTGATGAAAGTCATAATGGTGGAACAACAACGCTTGCACAAAAAACTCTTAATTATTATGGTAATAAAACATTTACCATACAAATTACAGCAACATATTCAAAACCAATTAATGATTATGATATATCAAAAGATTGTTGGATTTTATGGGATTTGGAAGATATTAAACTTTGTAAAAATATTGATGATAAAAATAATATTAAAAGATTGGTTGAAAAACACGGTGACGAATTTCAAAAAATAATAAATGAATATTCAGAAGCTAATATTATTAGCGAATATTCAAAATATCCCGAACTTCATTTATTAACCGATAAGATTGATTCAAAAATAATAAAAGATATAATTAAAAATACAAGAGATAATCATTATGGTTGGTCATCGGAAGCTTGTTTTCTCTTAAAACAAAACAATGAAAAAAAATTGAATGAATTTCAAAATGAAAAAGAAAATTTAAAGTTATGGTATAAAATTTTTGGAAAAAAAGGGAATTATGGTATCCCAGATAATAGTTATCCCGATGATATTGTTTTTATGAAGAGAATAGAAAAAATATGCCACGATCCCGAAATAAATTCAAGATATATTGGTGAAGGTGTGTTTTTAAATGAACCAATGGTTATTTTGGCATTTTTACCTCAAAATAATATTTTTGAAACATCTTTTGCAACCAAACAATTGCTTGAAAAATATAATATTATCCCCGAATATGACATTATTACTATAAATAGTAAAATAACAATGAATCCAAAGAAAAAAATTGATGATGCAAGAATTATAGCAAAAAATACTGGAAAAAAAGGTATATTGGTTTTGAGTGGTAGGCAATGTAGTTTAGGTGTATCCATTGATTATTGCGATATAGTTTTATTATTAAATAATAATATGGGTTATGATATGATATATCAAATGATGTTTCGTTGTATGACTGAAGGAAAAAATAAAAAATGTGGGTTTGTTGTTGATCTAAATTTAAATAGAGTTGTTGAAACATCTATTGTTAAATATTCTTCATTAATTAAACCCAAAAGTCATTTGAAAGAAGCTGTGAAATATATTTTACAGGCTAAATTGCTTGTATTAAATGGAGATCATTGGTTACCTTCATTTGGGAATAATATAACCGAAATCAATAATATTACTGATAATGTTTATGAATTATATTTATCAAATATTGAAAAAGTATTGAATAATTATTTAAATAAACTTTCTTTAAATAAAGTGTTATTAACAAGTGATGAAATAAAAATTATGAAAGATTTAATAATTAAACCTTCAAAAAATCAAACACAATATAGTATAAAAGATCAAACAATAAATAAGGGTATTGAAAAAATAAAGATTGATAGAAATAATATAATAATAAACAATATAATAAAAAATAATGAAGAAAAAAAAATTAATTATATGGAAATAGTTAAAGATGTGATACCATTAGTATGTCTATTAACCATTCGTGAAAAAAATACATCATTAATTGAAATGTTTGATATAATACAAAATGATGAAAAATTATACAATATACTAATTTCACAAATGCAAATATGGTGGAATAATAAGAATATTAATAAATCGCTTATATATAATTTTATTAATATTTATAAAAAATATATGGTTGATAATTTAGATACCACTGATACAATTAGGAATATTAAAGAACTATTTATTAAAAATATTAGAAATAGTAAAAAATTGTCAAAAATAATTGATAAATATTTCATTCCTAAGGAAAATGAAAAAAAGAAGAATGCGGAAGTAACAACACCGTTTAAGTTACGACAGGAAATATTAGATAAAATACCAAGTGAGTTTTGGAAATCTGAAAAAAAGGTTTTAGAACCATGCTCTGGAAAAGGTGGATTTGTTATTGATATCATTGATAAATTTATGAATGGTTTAAAAGAAATAATACCCAATGAAAAAGATAGATATAAGACAATTGTTGAAAAATGTTTATATTTTTGTGACATTAATTCGGCAAATATATTTATTAATAAATTATTAATTGATCCACAAAATGAATATAAACTTAATTATTATGAAGGAAATACGTTAGATATGAATATAAACGGGGAAACCAATACGTGGAAAAGTGTAACTAAGTTTGATGCTGTAATTGGAAATCCACCATATACAACATCACAAGAAGATAATAGTAGAGTATCAAAACCGTTATATCATTTATTTGTTGAAAAATTTATAGATGTAACTGATAAATTGTTATTTGTTATACCCAGTAGATGGTTTGTAACAGGTAAGGGTTTAAGTAAATTTAGAAAATGTATACAACAAAGAAAAGATATTGAATCAATACAACATACAGATAGTTCAAAAAAATGGTTTGGATCGGTTGTGGATATTAAAGGAGGTTGTTGTATTCTTTATAAAAATTCAAATTATAATGGATTTTGCAAATTTAATGATGTCATATATGATTTAAATCTTACCGATAAAATATTGAATCCTAAATATTTTGAAATAATTAAATTATTTAAAAAATTTGAAAGTATACAAAAAATATTTGTTGGGAGGTGTTTTGGTATTGAAACAAATGATAAAAGATTTATAGATGATAAAAATAATAATATTGTTTGTTATGTATCGGTGAAACAAAATAAAAATAGGAAAAGATATATAAATTTAAAGGTAAAAGATGATATGAAATTTTGGAAAGTTATAAGTCCGACGGCCGTTAAAGGTGCATACAGTGGATTTGATAAATTATTTATATTAAACGAAGATGAAGTTCATTCTGGTAGTTATGTTTCTTTCAAAGTTGAAACGGAATTTCAAGCAATTTCATTAAAATCTTATTTACAAACAAAAATTGTAAATAAATTATTGTCTATTAGAAAAGTTTCGCAAACAATATCAAAAGATACTTGTAAATATATACCTTTGGTGCCATTTGATAGAAATTGGACTGATGAAAAAATTTATGAATATTTAAAACTTTCTCAAGAACAAATAAATATTTTATAATATAGGTTTCTTTAATTGTATATTTTTTTTTATGATAATATTGTATATGCCCAAAACAAGAAAACGAATAAAAAATAAAAGAATTCATTTTAAAGATTATCCAAATTTTTTACCCAATTTAACTCCCAGAGAAATGTTTAAATTGGGCAGCTTCGGTGGAACTTATTGGCGACCAATTCGCTCAACAGTTGTAAAGAAAAATCTTAAAAATATTCATAAAAAATATAAATGGTGGAAAGGTATTCCAGAGGATTGTTTATCTTCAAAAGAATATGACAAAAAGAAGAATAAATATGGTGTAAAAGTTGGGACATCATTGCAATTTTGGGAAGGGAAGGGTTGGATAAATAAACAACATCCTTATGGGTGGGTACATTGGTATTGTGACTTTTATAAAGGTAAACGATGTTCAGACGACGAAAGACAGGTTAAAAGGTGGCGAAACTTGGCTGGTGGGAGAGGACGCTTTATGCGCTTTTTAGTAACGCAAATTATCAAAAAAAAATCAAAATGGAATGACGAAACGGTGAGTCCAAAAATACGTCAGGTTTTGCAACACTGGGGGTATAAATTAACAAAAAAAGATTTTGATAATGAAATAAAAAGAAGAAAAAAATCATAAAGAAAATGTTTCACCACAACCACACGATGAAGTTGCGTTTGGATTATTAAATTCCAATCCACTACCCATTAAATCATCTTTCCATTTTATTTTAGTACCAATTAGATGAAATAAACTTTTACCACATACAATAATATTAACATTGTCAACCACAAATACTTCATCTAATTTATTTGGAACATCATTCGTTGGTTCTACGTAATATTTTAAACCATTGCAACCACCACCTTTTACGCCAATTAACATAGCCTTGGAATTAGATTTATTTAAAATTGTGCGAAAATGACATATCGTTTTTTCACACAAAGTTATTATATTCTTACTCATTGTTATTATATATAAACATAAAAACAATAAAATAACAAACTATTTATAATAAGGCTTTCATGAATTGAATTTCTAATTTTTGGTTATAAACAATACCCTTTGCCAAGTGATATAATTTGGGATTATCTTTAAAATTATTATTGTTTTCTAATAATTTTGTCGTCGTTGTAATGGCCGTTGAATGATGCGGTATCATTCTTTTTAACCACTGTTTATCGTTCACCAAAAATTGTTGTTTTAATAATAATGTTGACACCAAAATTGAACAAATAATTCCAATAAAAAAAACATCCATATTAAAATGCCCCATAGATAAATAATGAATGATTTCGTGCGCCCAAATCATATTTGATGCCATTAACAATCCGCCATAAAATAAAGTTAACGATATATATAAATCATTTCGTCTATATGCTAAAATATTCATTGGATTGAATAACATCCCCACAATTACCATAACTATAAACATAATTATTTGTCTTTTAATTAATACGTGATTCATATACTATTTAAAAACATAATAAAGCAAATATTAGAATACTAATATGCGTTTTCATTGCGAATTTAAAACTTGCAAGTGTAATAAATTTATGTTACATTGTGACAATTTATGTTTATATTGTGGACATGCCCATATTTGGCATTCAAAGAAACAAAAACCCCCAACTGATGAATATTTGGCGTTTAATTCAACAAGGCCTGCTGCGAGAACACCGACGTATGAAAAAAAAAATATTGGTATTGGAATTTTAGTGCCCAAGCAGCCCGAATTACGCGAATCAAATGTCGTGTATTGTGATGCAATAGAGATACTACCGGTTTGATTTCTTAATTTTCTTATTTTCTTCTTTCTTTTTTGGTTTGATTTTTTTCATATTTAATATATTTTCGCTCACCCTCGCTTGAATAGGATCATTTCTATCTAAAGTGCCTTCTGGTACAATTTTATTTTTTTTAGGTTTAAACATTTTTTAATTTTTTAATTAATAAATGTTTTTAATTCAATTTAAATTTTAACGTCTATTTAATCCTGCCCTATATACCAATGAATTGTTATTTTTGGGTTGATTATTGATAGGTTGCAAAAGTCTATTAAAACAACAGACGTCGCGCCTAAATGAAGGCATTCTCACTGAGTTTTTATCATACATTCCAGTGTTTGAATTTGATTTCGGTTTAATTTTGTTAAACAATCTAAAACGCATTATGCCAAATCCAATGCCACCTTTATTGCCAACGCCAAAACCACCACCAGTTCGGGCATTTCCTTCCGCACCGTACTTTGTTAAATTATTCGAAGCTCTTAATCTTCGGTTTGATGGATTGACTCCCATTATATATATAAGGAATAAAATAATTATGGGGGTCCGGGGGCTTTGCCCCCGCTAT